ACCAGTTCCATTGGTCGTTCAGCGGTGGTGAACCAACTGCTTACAAGTACTTACTTGATTTGATTAAACATTTGGACGATGGTATCCAAACTCCTTATCAGACTGTACACATGACTACTAATTTGAGTCCTAGTTTAAATTGGTGGCGTAGTTGGCATCATACAACAGAACTTTTACAAAGGAGAAGCATCACAGCCAGCTATCATGCAGAGTTTGCCAAAGAACAAGAATTTGGAGATAAGTGTTTACAATTAATGTACGATCTAGTACATGTTACTATTAACCAAGTGATGGTTCCGGAAAAGTTCTATGAAACACTAGAACGATGCGAACGATTCAGAGAACGAGGAATCAATGTAACTCTCAAACCACAAAGCAATGACACGGCTACTGCTGTAGTAAATGGGTACACACAAGATATGATTGATATCATGCAAAATGATTTTGAACAGCAGGAAGGATATCAAATACGTTTAACAGACGGCACCCAAGATTATTACATAGATCAAGCAGAAAGATTTAATGCCCTAGGATTTAATCAGTTTGCCGGATGGACTTGCAATAGCGGCTATCAGAGTGTTATAATAAGAGGTAATGAAGTAAAACGAGCATATAGTTGTAAAGAAACAAGTTTAGGTACGATAGAAAAATTTACTTTGTTTTCTGCACCTAAACTTTGCACAACAGATAGATGTGTTAGTAGTGCCGATAGCAAAATACCAAAATGTATAAATTAGAAGATATACGGGATGTCCATTTAGAAGTAACAACTAAGTGCCAAGCAAGGTGCCCTATGTGCCCACGACGTATCAATGGAGGAGTTTTGAATCCATTAATGTCACTAGTTGAAATAGATTTAGAGACATTTAAACAATGGTTTAGTGAAGAGTTTATTCAACAACTTGATAGTTTGTTTATGTGCGGTAATTTAGGAGATCCTATTATTGCACAGGATTCTTTGGAAATTATACGTTACCTGAAAACAGTTAATCCTAACATACGATTAAGTATGCACACTAATGGCAGTGCTAGGAGCACTCAATGGTGGGAAGCATTAGCCGTTACGGGTACTAGAGTTGTATTTGGTATTGATGGATTAGCAGATACACATTCATTATACAGAATCAATACAGACTGGAATAAGATCATAGAAAATGCTGAGGCATTTATTAATGCCGGAGGATATGCAGAGTGGCACATGTTGGTGTTTAAACATAATGAACACCAAATTGAAGAATGTCGTAGCATGTCAGAACAATTAAAATTTAAAACATTTCAAATTAAACATACAACAAGATTTACCGACGTTAAATTTCCTGTGTTAGACGACACTGGTAAAACTATCTATAACTTGTACCCGTCTACTAAGACAGAAGAAATGTTACCGCAAATATTAACTTATGCTAGAGATTTGCCAATGTCACAGATTGATGCCAATTGTACAATTAACTGTAAAGCAGTTAAATGGAAGCAAATTTATGTTGCGGCTTCGGGTAATGTAGGGCCTTGCTGTTGGATGGACTTTAAAGAAAAATTACATAAACAAAATACACGTATTGACTATATGGATAAAATAGGAATGTTTCCTAATCTGTACGAACAATCTTTGGCAGACATTTTTAATTCTGGGTATTTTGATAAAATTTCAAATACTTGGGATAACGAACCTGTATTTGAATGTGCTAAACAATGTGGTAAGTTTGACAAGTCGGGATCGCAATATGAATGTTGATACAGAACACTTACACTATTGGATGCAGGCCATACGTCAAAGTCCAGATCCTATGCGGACTATGGACGCCTTTTGGTCTGGTCAACTTAAAAGCAAAGAGTGGCTAATCGATTGTTTAGACGAACATGTGCATTTTGCTTCTAGTATCGATATACATGGCGGATGGGTAGGTGTGTTAGCCAGTATGTTATTTCAAAGTAATATACCTATCACTACTATTCGTAGCATTGACATTGATCCGTCCTGCGAACCTATCTCCACTATGATGAATAAGGGAGAAGAAATAAAAGGACGCTTTAAAGCGGTCACTTCCGATATGTGTGTTATCCGTAGTGATGCAGATATTGTTATTAACACTAGCTGTGAGCATATTACACAAGACCAATACGACTTATGGTTGAGTGGTATGCCTTACGATACATTATTTGTTTTACAAAGTAATAACTATAATATTCCCGAGCATGTCCGTATCGCTAATAGCTTAGAAGAATTTAAAGAACAATGCGATGTTAATGTATTATGGGCAGGCGAATTAGAATTGCCATTATATACTCGTTATATGATTATAGGAAAACAAAATGTTTAAGTTTAATGAACTTAAGAGTGTTCATATAGAAATCAGCAACAGATGCCAAGCATCGTGTCCTATGTGTCCACGTAACATACACGGTGGAATCGAAAATCCATTATTACCTATTAATGAATGGTCCTTTGATGATTTTGTTAAAATATTTCCTAAAGATGTTTTATCGCAACTTAGGACAATTAATTTTTGTGGAAACTTTGGCGATCCATTAATGAATAATGATCTTATCTACATGTGCAAGTATGTTAAAGATAATGCACCTGATATTGAAATACTACTAAACACTAACGGTAGTTTGCGTTCTACTGCTTGGTGGAAAAAATTAGCTAGTGTATTACCTGAAAATCATAGAGTAGTATTTGCATTAGATGGACTAGAAGATACTCATAGCATTTATAGGGTAGGAACTAATTTTAATTTAATTTTAAAAAATGCTAGAACATTTATCAATGCAGGTGGCATTGCTGAATGGGTGTTTATTAGGTTCAAACATAACGAGCATCAAGTTAATGATGCAGAAGTATTATCTAATGAGTTAGGGTTTAAACGATTCAGTGTTAAGAATAGTAGAAGACACGCTCGCCCATTTCCAGTAGTTGATAATCAAGGTAAATTTTTATACAACCTTGAACAACCATCGGATAGTGAAGTTAAATTTGTAAGCAAATCTTCTATTCAAGGACATCGGAATTGGCCTAATGCTGATAAAATAAATTGTATGGCTATTAATGACAAAGAGTTGTATATCGATGCACACTACCAATTAAGCCCTTGTTGCATGATTGGCGCATTTCTTTACACAAACTATGATGTCGAACTGTTAAAATCCTACAATTTGTTCCAGGAAGATTCGGTTGTTGAAGAAGGCGAATTAGTACGACAGCAAATATTAGGATTTCCAAGATTAAATGTTTTAGAAATGGGGTTAAAAACAATTATAGAAACGGATGCTTGGCAAACAATGTGGCAACAAAAATGGAAGGACAAGTCTAGTTCAACTTGCATAATAATGTGTGGACCGCATAGTCCTTTTATAAAAATAGATGAACAAAAATTTAAGATAGCAGATAATGAATAAAGTATTTTGGTTACAACCGGAAGAAACACAATTAGGTAATTGGCAACAACAAATTACTGAAGTGTCGGGTAGTCCTAGTTTTTGTGTCTTACCATGGATACATTTAGCAACGCGACCAAATGGCGACATGCGTATATGTTGTGTTGCTAATGCATCAGGAGCTGATACCGGTGATTATACTGTTGGGTTAGTTAAAATGGAAGACGGCAAGCCTGCTAACTTTTCACATGACTTGCCCACCGAAGCATTCAACAATGACTATATGAAGTCAGTTCGTAAAACTATGTTAGCAGGTGAAGTGCCTGCTAGTTGTGTTAAATGTTATGAAGAAGAAGCAGAAGGCATTGCTAGCAAGCGTATTTGGGAAACTGGTACATGGTACTTAAATGAAAAAATTGACATTAAAGAGTTAATTGCTGAAACAGAATTAGATGGATCTGTTCCTTATAAATTACAGTACTTAGATCTGCGTTTAGGACACACTTGTAATTTAAAGTGTATTATGTGTAGTCCACACGATAGTAGTATGTGGGTACCAGAACATAAAAAAGTATTCCCTATTTTTACCAGTCCATTAATTAAAAAACAAATGAGTTGGGAATCGAGCGAATTTAATAATAACTGGCATGAAAATCCTGCATTCTGGGAAGAAGTATATGATCAAATTCCTAATATTAAACAATTGTACTTTGCTGGTGGAGAACCTTTATTAATTAAAGAACACAAGGTATTTTTATTAGAAATTATTAAACGTGGTTATGCTAAACAAATTAGTTTACGTTACAATACTAACGGCATCTTAGTTAACGATGAAATTATTGATATATGGAGTCAGTTCCGCAAAGTCAAGGTAGGTGTTAGTTTAGATGGAATCGGCCCGCAAGGCGAGTATATACGTTATCCGTTAGACTGGCGAACTGTGGAAGACAACTTAATTAAGTTAGATAACGCACCTGATAATATACAGACTAATATTGCCATGGCCGTACAAATTTTAAACATTATGCACGTTCCTGATTTTATAAAATGGAAAGTGGGTATGAACTTTAAGAAGATTAATTTTGATAAAAATGCCGCAGGTCATGTTATGGGTGGTGGGTTAGTCGGCGTACATCTACTTTGGATCCCTACATGGCTGAGTCTTCGTGTATTACCTAAAAAAGACAAACTAGAAGTTAGAAGATTGTTTGGCGATTTACAGGAATGGTTATGGAAACACTATACTCAGGACAAAGAGTTCTGGGAAACTAACCCGTATGGCTGGAAACGTTGGGAAGGTATACTAGATTGGATGGACAAAGAAGATCATACAAACTTGCTACCAGATTTTAAAGATTACATTATTACAATGGACAAACAGCGTAAGACTAATTTTTCTACTACTTTTCCTGAGCTGGCACATTTAATATGAAACAAATAGTTTCAATTGTATCTACGCAACCTAAAGACCATCTTAACATAGGCTGGGCAACTAGCAACATTTGTAATTTTAAATGTAGGTATTGTTTTCCAGGATCAAACGAAGGAGATGCACCTAATCCTAAAAATGTCGATTTAATAGTTAACAACATCACACACTTGATCAATCATTACAGAACAACACTAGATAAGAAATTTTTTCACTTAACTGTACTAGGTGGAGAGCCTACAGTATGGAAGGACTTTGGTAACTTTTTAGAAAAAATTAAATTAGTAGATGGCGTGTATGTATCAATACTATCTAATGGTAGCAGAACCTTGCGTTGGTGGAGAGAATATGGTGGGTTGATTGACAACTTAACTTTGAGCCTGCACGTTAGTCAAGCAGATCTTGACCACTCTATTCAAGTTGCAGATATTGTCTACGGTCTTGGTAAGAAAGTTACAGTACAAGTATTAATGGATACAGACTGTTGGGATCAGTGTGTAGAGGCTATTGACTACTTGAAAAAAAATAGTCGGTATCCTTGGATGATTGAAACTAAACCGGTTGTACATTCAACTGTTGAATATACACCTATACAAACAGAGTACCTAAAATCTAGTTTAAAGAGGTATCCAACTTTTACATGGTTGCTTAAAAATATCCGTTATTTGTTTAATGGGCATATAAGACTTTATAGAAGTATTGCCAAGTTTAACGACGGTACAAAATTAAAAGCTAAACCCTCTACTTACATATTATCAGGCAATACAAAATTTAAAGGATGGAGTTGTGATATTGGTATAGAAAGTATTTTAATCGATCAATACGGTAATATAAATGGATCTTGCGGACAAACATTATTCAATACTAACATATTGGATAATAATTTTATATCAAAATTTAACCCTCATTTAGGTGCTACTATATGTAATATGGATGCTTGTATTTGTTTACCCGCAACACATGCATCAAAGTTTGATTTTGGTCAAGGGAATATCAGCCGCACAAGTGCAGAAGTTCCTATCACATTCGATAGGATTAGAAGGAACCAAAAAACTTCCGGTATAGATATTTCCTAAACTACCTCCTACCCGGCAAGTAGCACGATGCACATCGCCGTCCCAATTGATCATTAGGCTTTCTATACCAGAATTACAACTCCATCCTTTAAATTGATTTTGATGGTTCTTGATCATATCATTAGCATGGTACATCACGGTGTCTACTTTATCTAACCAAACTACTGTATTTGCTCCTACTGTAGATTCCATAGCTTTAATAAATTCTAAGTCTGTAGTATTATAACGCATGTCATCGAATAAATCATGATCGCCTTTAGTCCAGCGTATACGACGGACAGTATTAGGAATATTC